AAGGATGACGCCTACTACATGCAGAGGGCGCGGGCGTGGATGCGCGCCGTCAACGTGCAGGATCTACGAATCGCCAAGGCCCTGATCAAGCCGATCATTAGTCTTTCCAACCTGAAGGACTGCGAGAAGGTGACCATCTCGTCCAAAGACGCGAGCGCCGAACTGAATTCCGACACCTACAAGGGCGCCAAGGAAGTCCAGCGCGGCATCAATCTGCTGATCAAGGCGGGGAAGCGCCGGTGAAGGTCTACGTATCCGGCCCGATGACGGGCATCGAGCACTTCAACCACCCGGCCTTCGCGGCCGCCTGCGAGATTCTGCGCCTGGCCGGATACGAAGCCGAGTCTCCCCACTGGGCGCCGGAGCTGGAAAGCTGGGAGGCCTACATGCGGCACGACCTGGCGCTCCTGCTCGGGTGCGACGCCATCGCCCTGCTTCCCGGCTGGGAACATTCGCGGGGCGCGCGGCTTGAACGGCTGGTCGCCGAGGCGCTGGGCCTGCCGGTCTGGTACATCGATGAAGGCCGGATTATTCCGGCAAGTCTTTATAGGTCGTAACATGGCGCACTGCGCCGAGGAGGAAGCATGGAAAAGCCAGCAGGCTCAGTGAAGATCGAGGATATTGCCAAGCTGATCGATATTCTAGCCGAGCTTACGACGCTTGGCGGGCCTACCGGACAAAGGGTAGACCCGCGTACAAGAGAAAAACTACTGGACTTGAAGTCCAGTCTCTACGAAGAGAGGTAGGCCTTGAAGGTTTCAGCGTAGCGCATGGTGGTCTTTTCAAGGAGATCGACGAAGCCGACTTGTTCGTTGTTCTCCCTGGCTTCGGCAATTTGCAGGCTGTTGTAGCTGCACAGTTGGACGGCGAGTTCAAGCGCCTTTGCCTTGAGTTCTTGTTCGTTCATGGTTCTTTGCTCCTTTCGCGGTGGCTCCGCTCATCTGAGTATCGGCCACCGCGAAGGGAGGCTTTATTGACACGGCGCCGAGGGCGGAGCGGGAAGCCGCCGACCGAATTGAATCCCGTGGCTGGGATAGGTCGTTATGCCAGACAATCCAACGGGTTCGACTCCCGTCGGCGCCAGAATTGACCTTTTCCCCGGTGTCGGGGAAAAGGTGTCCTTGACAGCGGCCCCCGCATAGGTTTATGGTAGGGATACCACAAATCACTAGCGGTCTGACCGCGCCCGTACAGCAGCGGCATTTTTTATGCCCAAATGGTTTTAGCAAAAATGGCGGTGTATCCGCCCCCCGAGTGTCGGGTACCCGTGAGGGCCCGGCGGTCCCTAGTGAACCGTGGTAACACTCGGGGTTTTTTATTGCCCCGAGACCAAAACACTAGGAGGTGTTCGCATGAACACTACCACCACGAACGGCGTACCGATCGCCGTAACTTACCGGAACGGTAAGGAATGGGTTGACGCCCGTGATCTTCACGGCGCAATGTCTGTCCCGAAAGACTACACCAGCTGGATCAAGTACCGAATCGAGCAGTACAAGCTGGTCGAGGGCGACGACTACGAGGTTTTCACCAAAATTGGTGAAAACCCCCTCGGAGGCCGTCCCGCCACCGAATACGCCTTGACCTTGGATACAGCCAAGGAACTGGCCATGATCGAGAACAATGATTCCGGGCGGGCCATCCGCAAGTATTTCATCGGCGTGGAGCGCGGCGCGCGCGAACTAGCCGCCAACCTCCGGGAGCTGGGCATCGACCACGTGGAGACCTACGCCGTGGCCGGGTACGTGTACAGCCTCTTCATGACCAGCCCCGACATGACCGTCCAGAAAATCAACCGCATCCTGTACTACCTCTCCGTCCGGCCGCGCCTGACGAACGCCGATATCGCCAAGCTCGTGGGAGCCAGCGATGCGTCCATCCACCTCTGGCGCAAGCGCCTCCCCGACGCCCTTGTGGCCAAGGCGACGGAGCGGCTCGCCATCGTTCCTTCGGGCAACTCCATGGCGCTCCGCATGTCCCTTCCGGAACCGGAAAAGGAGGTCGCCGATGCTCAGTAACATCGATAGCCTTTCCTCCAGCATCTTCAAGCTCAAGGCTCTGGCCGACCTCCTGGGCGCACCGGCGGAGGAGCGGAAGCTCCAGGAGATGACGCTCAAGTGGACCTCCGTCCTAATGAGCGACGAGCTGGAGCGGATGGAAGAAGACCTGGAACACATCGATATGGAGCGCCGGGCCGTCGGCGCGTAGCCCTTCAAGCCCTCCCATCCGGGAGGGCTTTTTCATGCCAACCAGTCAAAACGCAGCTACTTTATTCAAATATCTGGCGCAAATATCTTCCTCAAATATCTTCCTCAAATAACGTGTTTGATAATCATCACCGACGAGACGTACCATCCTACCCGTGACCCGTTATTCGTGTTCACCGGCGGGAGGGAGGTTTGTAGCTCCTTTCCTTCCTCCCGCCACCCTTTACCGAACAACACCCCACGGGAGGAACCCATGGAACTGAAAGGCAAGACCTTATCCCTCGGCGCGAAGCTGTTCGCGTCGGCTCTGGCCATAGGCGGCCTCGCCGCCAAGGCGACCATCGCCCCCGGCCTCCCCATCGACGACGTACTCAAGACCGCCGCCTTTGTAGTGGGCATCTTCGCCACCGTGGACGTGTCCCTGTGGCTGGAGAACATCTTCGGCAAGAAGGAAAGCCGGTGAGCGCCGTCCTGGTGATCGTTCTGATCCTTGCCGCCGCGTGCGCCGTTTCGGTACTCGTGGCCAAGGCCCAGGCGAAGCGGGCCGCGAAGGCAGAGGCGGAGGCCAAGCGTCTCCACGACGCCTTCTGGGAAGTCGAGCAGCGGGCCGAGCGCCTGCAGAAAGCCTTGGACGGAAACCTCAAGGCGGAGGAAGAAGCGGATGAAAAACGGAAAGACTTGGCCGCTACGGCTGATTCCGATCTTGCTGGTCGCGCTAATGGCCTTTTCGGCGTGCGCGACGACGCAAAAAAGCGCTCCTGACGCGGAGCTTGAGAAGGTGGAGGCGGCCATGGTGCCGCCCATGCCGAAGGCGCCGGACATGGAGCCGGTTTCCTTCGAGGATCGCGACGGCGGCCTGTGGCTCTCGTATGAGGACTACCGGGCGCTGGAGCGGAACGTGATAGCCCAGCGGGAATATTCCGCGCGGCTTGAAGTCATCATCGGTTTTTATAAGGGGGAATAGTGGCAGCGAGACGATCGGCGCAGACCGGCCAACCAAAAATACCACAAGTACGGGACGGCGCCTCGAATCCCTGCCCTATGAACCCTTATTGCGCGGCGGAGTTCGCCTCCATAGCCGCTAATTACGAGAATCTGGCGGAACGGATGGATCGCTTTGAGGCCAAGTTCGACGAAGGCATAGAAAGCCTCCGTTCGTACTTGAAGGAAGAATACGCCCAGTCCATCGACTTCCGCATATCCGCCCTGACGGCACGCATCGAGGTAACGGAAAAGCAGATCACCGGGATGCAGAAAACCCTGAACGACGTGTCCAAAAAGATCGTGTACGCCTCCGGCGGCATCGCCGTGTTGGCCTTTATTTCCGGCCTTGCCTCGTCCATCCTGCCCAAGATTCTGGGGGCGCCCTGATGGCCCTTCCCGATAAGCGCGACGAAGCCGAACGCATGTACGTTCGCCTCTCTATGACCTGCCCCGCCATCGCGGAGGAGCTTGGGGTCAACGAGGGTACCGTCTACCGCTGGAAGTCCGAAGCCGCCGAGAAGGGCGAGTCCCTGGACTGGGACGTCCAGCGGCGCATCTACAACATGAGCCCCCGCGAGATGGTGGCCATGTACGCGGAGTCCGTGAAGGCCTGGCTCGTGAAGATCAAGACGAATCCGGAGCTGCTCTCCGACCCGAAGATCGCCGACGCCATCGCCAAGCACATTTCCGTCATGCAGAAAATCGACGCCCGCAGCCAGTACCTCGGCGTCGCTATCGACCTGATCAAGGTCGCCAATAGCTGGCTGGCCGAACACCAGAGCGACATGAAGGCCAAGATGGAGCCCTTCTGGGATGCCATCTATCAAGAGCTGGTTTCCTACTCGACCAGGAAGGGGATGTTTTAATTGCGCGAGATACGCACGTTAAAGCAGCTTGAAACCGCCTGGAACGAGCTGAAGGAAGAAATACTCGCCCGACCGCTGTTCCTGGATAATTCGGCTAAGGCAAAGGAAGAGCGGAAGAAGCGCTGCGAGGGCAGCGTTCTGGAGTTCGGGCGCACCTACTTCCCGGACTACGTCCCGGCCGAGTACTCGAGGATCCACAAAGACTGGGAGAAGGTTCGCACTATCGAGAACGAGCCGGTGCTCCTTGAGGCCTTTCGCGGGGCCGGTAAATCGACCTTTTTCACGCTCTTGGACCCGATCCACGAGATCGCCTACGGCAAGCGCTCGTTCATGATCTTCTCTTCCTATACGGAGGAAAAGAGCGCCGCGTTTACGGGCCGAATCCTCCTGGAGCTGATGTACAACCAGCGCCTGAAGAACGACTTCGGGGACTTCATCCCCGGAGGGCAGAAGCCCGCCCTCGGCCGCTTCGTCGCCGAGGTTCCCGGCTCCGGCGGAAAGAGCGTGCTCGTGCGCGCCATCTCCATCGGCCAAGACCCGCGCGGCTTCGTCCATGGGCCGAAGCGGCCGGACTACGTGCGCCTGGACGACATCCAGAGCCGCCAGCGCGCTCGGAGCCGCAAGTTCGTCCGCTCTACTGTCGAGTGGATTATGCAGGACCTCATCCCGGCCCTCGCCGCCAGCTATTCGGGTTTCATCGTCGCCACGCCGCTCAATACCCAGTGCGTGGCCAGCACCCTGGAGAAAGGCTCCGACGACGTTGGTGCTGTCCGGACGTTCAAGTTCCCGGCGGAGGAGCGCGGCCGCCCGACCTGGAAGGAGGCCTTCCCGGCCGCCCGCCTGGCCAAGATCAAGAAGACCATCGGTTCCACAGCCTACGCTCAGGAGTACCTCCTGATCCCGCAGGCCCTGGACGAGAAGATATTCCGCGAGGAGTGCATCAAGAATTACGAGCCGGAGGAGCTGATCGGCGTCCGCTTCGCCTACGTGTTCAGCTGGACCGACCCGTCCGTGAAGCACGAGGAGAAGCACTGCTACAAGGCGACCATCTGCGCGGGGATCACCGACGAAGGGACGATCTACGTCCTCAAGGCGCGGATCCGCAAGGAGTCCGTCTCTCGGATGGTGGACGGCATGTACCTCATCTACACCGCCTGCAATCCGTCGTGGATGTTCTACGAGGACAACGGCGGCCAGGCGCTCCTGGCCGAGGTGCTGGACGCCAAGGCGGAGCAGGAGGGATACCACATCCCGCGCCGCGCCGAGACCAACACGATCCACAAGGACACCCGCATCGAGGGGACGCTCTCCGCCCCCATCGAGAACGGCGTGATCCGTTTCCATAAGGCCGACCCGGACCAGAAGGAACTGATCGACCAGCTCCTGCAGTTCCCCGACGGGGAATATAAGGACGGCCCGGACGCCCTGGAGGGCGTGGTCCGCAAGCTCCAGGAGTACGCCCGCAAGCGGCGCGCGGGGATGCCCAAGACGGGCCGCCCGCGCTCCTCGGCTCGGGTACTGCGGGGGTATGAATGAGCCGCAAGCATAGGAACTACCAGAACTGGGGGCCGGGCACCAAGACCGACAAGGTGTCGGAAGGCCTCGCCGACCGGCCCGAGGTGAACCTTTCGGGCGGCGACCACTTCGCCACCCGCTCCCGCGCCAACGACTTCGTGCGCCTCATGCGCACGCTTCCCGACCCTGATCCTGTCTTGCGGAAGATGGGCCGGGGCATCACCGCCCTGCAGGAGCTTCTGACCGATAGCCACCTGGAAAGCGTCTGGAGCGTCCGCTGTTCGGCCGCCTCCGGCGCCGAGTGGTTCATGGCTGCCGGGGCCGACGGCAAGCGCGAGCAGGAAGCCGCCGACGCTTTCGCCGAGCAGCTCTCCGCCCTGGACGTGCCGCTCATCATCGAGGAGATGATGAACGCCGTCGCCTACGGCTATTCGCCGCTGGAGGTGCTCTGGGAGCTGGATGGCGTCCGCTGGGGAATCGGCGGCATCGTCGGCAAGCCCCCGCAGTGGTTCGAGTTCGACCAGGACAACCGCCTGGTTTTCCGCACCGGCGCCGTGGGCATCGAGGAGATCCCGGAGAACCGCTTCCTCCTCGTGCGCCATCGCCCGAGCTACGCCAACCCCTACGGGGACAAGGTGTTCTCCAAGTGCTTCTGGCCGGTGACCTTCAAGAAGAACGGCTTCCGCTGGTGGACCGTGTTTGTGGAGAAGTACGGCGGCGCGTTCATGTACGGCAAGTACCCGAACAACGCCGGGGAAGAATATAAGGCCGAGCTGCTCGGCGCCCTGGAGAAGATGATATCCGACGCGGTCGCCATAGCGCCCGAAGGCGCGGACATCACCATCGAGGCTCTGGCCAATAAGGGCAGCGTGTCCAGCGTCCACGCCGAGTACATCGCCATGGCGAACTCCGAGATTTCCAAGGCGGTGCTCGGGCAGACCCTGACCACCGAGATCGGCGACAAGGGCAGCTACGCCGCGTCCAAGACGCACAACATGGTGCGCGAGGATTTGGCGGCCGCCGACCGCCGCCGGATCGCCGCCGCCTTCAACCGGCTGGCCTCGGTTTTCACGTTCTACAACTTCGGGAGCGAGGTGACGCCGCCCGTGTTCTCGTTCGTGAAGGACGAGGACCTCCAGCCCGCCCGAGCCAAGCGCGACGTGGATCTCTACTCCATCGGCTGGCGGCCGAAGAAGAGCTACATCGCCCGCGAGTACGGGATGCAGGAAGAGGACTTTGACCTCTTCGAGGCGCAACAGGCCTTCGCCGCGCAAGTCGGCGGACGGCCCGGCCACAGCCATGACCGCCCGGCGGCCGCCACGGCGAACGCGCCGACCGCGAAGAAGACGAAAGGACTGGCCGAGCGCTTCGCGGCCCTGTTCGCGTCCAAGGAAGACAAGGCCGCGGCCAAGGATGACGCCTTGCTGGGCGACTACGAAGAAACATTGCTGGGTAAAGCCCAGGAGGATATGGATGCGAAGATCGACGCCCTCGTCGACGCGGCGGGATCGGCGGCGACTTACGAAGATGCGCTTGAGGCTCTGGTATCTGCGTATGGCCGCCTGGATTTTGCGCGCGGCGCGGAACTGCTTGATAACGCCCGTTACGCGGCAAGCCAAATAGGAGCCCGCCGTGGCTGAGCGTATTCCCGACGCCGCCGACGCCCGGCGCTTCCTTTCCCGGAAGGCCGTGGTGGAGACGGAAGACTGGGACGACCTCAAGTGGGGGGAGCACTCCCACGCCTTCACCGTGGCGCATTCGACCTACGGCGGGGCGCTGGAGGACATCTTCCAGGCGGTCAACCAGGCGCGGGACTCGGGCGAGAGCTACGAGACCTTCGCCAAAAACCTGCGGGGCATCATGGAGAAGCGCGGGTGGTACGGCAGGCAGGACAAGGGGCCGGAGGACAAGGAGTACATCAACTGGCGTTCCAGGCTGATCTACCACGTCAACATGCGCACCGCCTATTCCGCCGGACACTACCGGCAACAGCTGCGCGGCGCCGAGGGGCGGCCGATCTGGGTATGGCACTCCAAGCTGATCGGCAAGAACCGGCGGCAGGACCATGTGGCCATGCACGGCAAGGCCTTCCGCTACGACGACCCGTTCTGGAACACCCACTACCCGCCGGACGGCTGGGGTTGCGAGTGCTCCGTGGTAACGCAGAGCGAAGCGGGCGCGGAACGCGAAGGCATCGAGGTGCTTTCTTCAGGCTCGGACGGACAGCCCCCGGCGCTCATGGGTCCGGACGGCAAGGCCGTGGACTGGGACAGCTTCACCCCCGAGGAGTGGCGCTACAACCCCGGCCGGGAAGCCTTCGCCCCGAACTTCTCCCGGTACGAGAGCTTGTCCCGGATGCGGATGAGTGACGGACGCACGGCCCTGCGCCATGTGGTGGACCGCTACCGCGCCGACATGGACCAGACCCGCCTGACGCAAGGCGAGTTCAAGACCTTGCTGGACCGGATGAGCGACAAGGATTATGCGCCGCAGGGGATTCAGTACCAGGTGGGGAATCTGGACGCCGACCGCTTCGCCGCCATGGAGAAGGCCGGGGTTGGCGATTCGCGGGTCATGGTATCGGACACCGACCTGTATCACGGAACCGCCGACAAAGTGGCGGATCAGAAGATTCCGAAAGACCGGTTTGAAGAGCTATACGAGACGCTTCAAAGCCCGGAGCGAATCTATGAAAACACCGAGCCGAAGTATCCGCGTCTCGGGAAGGAATATCACTTCGTCAAGGATACGAAAGACGGCAAGGCGATCACGGTCGTACTTCGCCGCCTGGGCGGGACGGCTTTGAGAATCAGGACCATGGGCTGGATTGATGACCATCATTCGGGGGCGCCGTATGAAAAAGTATGGTGACCGCCCGGCGGGATTTGAACCCACTGCATTCCAGACCGGTGTTACCCGGCAAGGCCCGGCTCCGATTAGGGTCCTAGGCGATCACCGTTTCAAGTATAGCGCCGCTTCGCGCGGCGATCAAGGAGGAAGGGCATGATCCTGCAACGAGACCCGCGCATGCGGGAGGAGATCAAGAAGAACGGCTGCTACCTGATGAGCCTGCTCTATCTCGCCAACAAGCTGGCCAACGTGCCGCTGTCGGCGGAACTCATCACGGGCGACCTGTTCAACGTGTTCGTGGCCAACGGCTGGATGAACGGGAATTGCTACATCCTGAACCCGGAGCGCATTCTCCGGTACTTCGGCGTGGAGGCTTCCTATACCGGCGTCCACGAGAAGCCCGACCGGCCCTGCGCTTCAGGGGAGATCGAGGTCCTCTACTTCAAGCACCCGACGGCAGGCGGACACTTCGTCGCCGGTGACGGAGAAGGGCACGTCGCCTTCGATCCATGGGGCGTCAGTCGCTCGGCGACCGAGGGCGTGCTGGAAAGCAAGCGGGTTTTCCGGATTAAAGCCGTTTCGGAGGCGAAAGTATGAAAACGCCACAGAAGGCCGTAGGCGCGTCCGAAAGGCTTTGGGCGAGCTTTCCCCCGGATTTTTTATTTAAAGCTGAATTAAAGCCAATTAAAGGCCTCTCCGGGCAAATCGCAAGCGCTGTCCGGGTTGCTTTTTCGGTTTTGACCGGAAAAAGGGGGTTGCATGCCTGAGATCATGATTTTCAAGACCGGGAAGTATCCGCAGGGCGACTGGCCCAAGGAGCGGGTGCAGCGGATGGTCGACGCCTACGATCCGGACAAGGGCATCGAGGCGGCGGTGGTGATCGGCCACAGATTCTACGCCGATACCGACGAGGCGCAGTTCGCCCACGGGTGGGTCAAGAGCCTGCGCATGGACGGCTCCGGGAAGGTCTACGCGGACATCCCCGAGTTCTCCTCGGACGCCAAGAAGGCGATAGCGGAGAAGAAGCTCCGCTACGTGTCCTCGGAGATATTCGAGTTCGACAAGCTCGACCCCGACCAGCCGCCGTACCTGCGCGCCGTCGCGCTCCTGGGCCGGGACACCCCGGCGATTTCCACCACCCGACTCCCGAGTCTCTTCGGCCTTCTGGGCGACGGGGCGATGAGCACGGTGGACGAGAAGCAGCATATCGCGGCCTTCACCCGCAAGGTGAGCGCCGAAGAAATGAGCACCCTGTCGTCGGAAGGACGGCAAGAGGAAACCCAGAACCTACAGGAGGAAGACATGGGTGAGGTTGAGAAACTGCAGGCAGAGCTTGCGAAAAACAACGAACAGCTCGCCGCCTTCCGCAGGGAGAACGAAGAGCTGAAGTCCGCCGGGAAAAAGAACGACGCGACCGCTTTCTTCGGGAAGCTGCGGGACGAGGGCAAGCTCGCCCCGGCGCTGTTCGACCGCGCCGTGGCGTTGGACGCGAAGCTCGGCGACGAGGACCGCAAGGAATTGCGCGCCCTGTTCGGCGAGCTTTCCACCACGGTCGACCTGACCGGCGCGCATGTGGCGGACAAGAAGAAGGCCGGAAGCCCCCAGGCGGGGAGCGCGCCGCTCACCGCCAAGATTAAGGCCTTCCAGGCCGAGAAGAAGCTGGCCACCTTCGCCGACGCGGCCGCCGCGCTCTACGCGGAGAAACCCGAACTTTTCGATGAGGAAGGAGATCAGGCATGAGCAATCGCAGATCGTACATCGCCGAGTCGGCCATCGCCCCCGGGACCGGAGTGGTCCAGGGGACGGCCGAGAACCAGGTCAAGGCTCCGGGCTCCGGCGGCTCGGGCGACTTCATCGGGGTCTATCCCTTTGAGGCCAACGAGGCCAAGGCCGCCGGAGACTCCGTCGGCATCGCCATCGACGACGTGGTCAAGGTGCTCGCTGGCGGTTCCGTGACCGCCGGGAAGAAGGCGGCCCTCAAGGCCGACACCTCCGGCACCTTCGTCAACGTCGCCACCACCGCCGGGGCGCATCCGACCTGCGGCACGTTCCTCCAGTCCGGCTCCGCCGGGGAGTACGTGGACATGATCGTGGAACGCGGAAGCGTTACCGTCCCGGCGTAAGCCAAGGAGGAGAGTGAATTATGGGCAGAGAAAAAGGATTCGTCAGTCCGCTCCTGAGCAATCTCGCGAGCGACCATTCGACCAAAGTGCGGGAGGGCCTCGTCGGCCCCATCATCTTCCCGCGCATCCCGGTGGGCAAGCCCTCCGGCAAGTACGCGACCTTCAGCGCGGAGACCGCCTTCAAGGTCCCCGATACCACCATGGCCGGGGAACGCGCCCGCGCGGCGGAGTTCGCCGCCGCTGGCGAGATGGTCTCCTTCGCGACCAGCGCCCACGGCCTGAAGAGCTTCATCGACGAGGCCGACCTGGAGTTCATGGACGGCCCGTTCAAGCTCTGGGAGCGGCGCAAGGTGGAACTCCTCACGGCCAAGCTGGAGCTGGCCCAGGAGAAGCGGATCGCCGACACGATCCTCGCCCTCGCGGGCCGCTCGGCCACCCTTTCCGGGACCGGTACGGCCAAGACCAACAAGTGGGCCAGCGCCTCCGATACCCTCGGCGGCGACCCCTACGCGGCTATCGTCGACGCCATCGCCGCCCTGTTCTACAGGCCGAACCTGATGGTGATCCCCGAGGCCGTCTATGACGCCATCGAGTTCCACCCGCGCCTGATCAGCAAGCTCGGCGAGGCGAACCTAGTGAAGAAGGTGGACGAGGCCAACCTCTCCAAGCTCTTCCGGATCGACCGCGTTGTCATCGCCAAGGGCAAGGCGGACTTCGGCAAGCGCAACAGCGCCAAGACCGTCACCCTCTCCGGGCTCTGGGGCAACAACGTGGTGCTCGCCTACGCCAGCGACGTGTGGGACGAGCCCTGCGCGGGAAAGACCGTTTCGGTCAACTACCCGCAGGCCGATAACAACGGCTTCGTAGTCCGCACCTGGGAAGAGGAAGACGGCGGCGTGCTGGGCGGCGAGTACGTCCAGGTCGCGCACGACACGGCGGAGCTCGTGGTCGCCCCCGAGCTGATTTACAGCATCAAGGACGTGCTCTGATCGCCTGAATAGGGCGAGGATGAGCGGCGCGAGGAAAGGAGTCGAGCTATGGCCTACTGCACCATCACCGATCTGCAATCCGCCTACGGCGAGGACAAGATCAGCGCCTGGAGCCGCATGGATCCCGACGCGGTGGACAGGGCCATAGCGGACGCCGGGGCCGAGATCGACGGGTATCTGCTTTCCGGCGGATACCCGGTCCCCCTCGAAGGCCCGCCCGCGAACGTCAAGAAGTATTGCATCGACATCGCCGCCGCCAACCTCATCGTGGGCGTCGGCGTCTTGAAAGACGATCCCGGCGGTACCGCCGTCGTCGAACAAGCCAAGGCGGCCCGGCGCTACCTGGAGAAGGTGGCGGAGGGCAAATTCCGGATTCCCGGATACGCCCAGGAAGGCGAAACCTCGCGGCCCCCGTCGGGGAACGTGCAGGTGTCGTCCAGCCCTCGGCTTGATCTTCGGGGGTACTGATGGCCGGAGCGGGAATAGAGGTCCGGTTCGACGAGCGGGAGTTCCAGGCGATTCTGACCGCCCTCTCGCGCGCCGCCATGCCGGACCTGAAGGCCATCGCCGACTTCGCGGGCGGCGAGCTTGACTACATCGCCAAGCAGGCCTTCGAGGATGAGCGCGACCCGGTAACGAAGCAGCCGTGGAAAGAACTGAAGAGGCCGAACAGGTCGGGAATGATGCTGCAGGGTAAGCCTGCCGACCTTCATCGGACGTTGATCTGGGAGGCATTTCCGGACGGATCGGTGATTTACGGGTCAAACAAAGTATACGCCCGAATCCATCAAAAGGGTGGGCGTACTGGTCGCGGGCACAAGACTCTGATACCGGCTCGCCCGTACATGGGAGTGCCACAGGATTTTGACCGGCGGATCCTCAATGACCCGAAGGTTTTGGAGTGGTTAGGAATGGCGGGAGGTGGATCGTGATTAAAGAAGTAAAAGACTTGCTTGAATCCGTGATATCCGCCCGCGTACCTGATGCTACCGTGACCAGGTCGGCCGCCGACGAGTCCCGTGCGATCATGGCCCGCAAGTGGCCGCTGGTGTCGCTGATCACCAACCCCGGCACCTTCGACGAGTCGGAGGCGCGGACGGTCAAGTACTACGACGACGTGGCCAAGACCTGGAAGCAGC